CGGGTGCAACAGGTGCGCAGGGCGACCCCGGTCCAGCAGGTGCAGGGTTTACTCCGGGCGATGCAGAGGGCGACATCAAGTATTGGGACGGAGCCGATTGGGTCAACTTGGGAATAGGAACCGAAGGTCAGGTCTTGGAAGTTGTGTCGGGATTACCAGCATGGGCAGACAAATAAAAAACTATGGCAGTAACTAAAGAAATCGTCCTCGAAGTAGGAATCAAGGACTCCACCGCACAAGGCACGACGAGTGCAAAGCAACGGCTCAGGGAACTCCAAAAGACGCTCATTGATATGTCTTTGGCCGGGCAAGAAGGCACGAAGGCTTTCAAGCAAATGGAGGCCGAGGCAGGGAAACTCAAGGACCAAATCGGGGACACCTCGCAGCGAATCAAGACCCTTGCAAGCGACACCGTAAGGATTGACACCGTTGTTTCAGCGGTGCAGGGGATAACAGCAGGGTTCCAAATCGCCCAAGGTGCAGCAGCGTTGTTCGGGTCCGAAAACGAGGACTTGCAGAAATCGTTACTCAAGGTCCAAGGGGCCATGGCTCTCGCTACTGGAGTGCAGCAGGTTGCTAATTTGCTGAACAAGGATTCTATTCTAATCACCCAAGGCCAAGCAGCAGCACAGGCCCTCTACGCAACGGCCGTCGGGGCAAGTACCGGGGCCATGAAGGCTTTCCGAATCGCCCTCCTTGCAACGGGTATCGGTGCAGCCATTGCAGCCGTAGGGCTATTGATAGCCAAGTGGGACGAACTGACGGCAGCGGTCCGAAGGTTCCTGAACCTACCCGACCCAGCCATCGCAGCGAAAGCGAGGGAGGACGCTTTGATGCGTGAGGAAGCAGCCCTCTCCAATTACCGGGATGCATACGAAGCCCACACGAACGCCCAAATCGCAGCAGACCAAAGGAGGGAGGCACAGGTCAAAGAACGCCAACGCAAGGAAGCAGAAGCCACCCAAAAGCGTTTGGAGCGACTAAGGGAAGAAAACAACGCCATCATCAAGTTCGTGGAGGACTTGAACCTGCAACTCTACGAAATGGAGTTGGATAGGTTAAGCGAGCAGGAGCAACTGCAAATCAAAGCGATGCAAGCCGAAGCACAAAGGCGGATGCAGGTAGACACGGCTGACGCAAAGTCCAAGATGGGTCAAGCCCAGCGTGAAGAAGACCTTGCTGGACTGCGTGAGAAATACGTCGGTCAGTCCTTTGGGGTAATCAACGACATCATCATCGCATCGGCAGGAAAGAGCGAGGCAGCACAAAAGCGAGCCTTCAATGTCGCCAAGGCTGCATCTATAGCCCAAGCCATCGTGAACACCTACCTTGCCGTCAGTTCTGCACTCGCTTTGAAGCCGAGTGAATCCGTATTCCCCGGGCAAAGGTTCGTCGAGGCGGGTCTTGCTCTTGCTGCTGGTCTTGCAAACGTCGCCAAGATTAAGGCCCAACAATTCCAAGGCGGTGCAGGTGCAGGCTCTCCCGGTGCAGACGTAACGGGTGCAGGAGCAAGCGCAGCACCACCGCCCATCTTTGCGAACCCACAAACGACCAACCTCGGCACGGGCGAACTCTCGGCAGGCCAAGGCCAAGGCTCATCCCCGATGCGAGCCTATGTTGTGGAACGGGACATCACCCAAAGCACTCGCAGGGTTCGGAGGCTTGAGGAATTTGCAACTTTGGGGGCATAGGACATTTACCACTATGGAACTGCCAATATACCGAATGACCGTGGACGAGGTGGATGAAGGGGTCCAATTCGTGGCCCTGACCGATATGCCAGCGATTGAACGGCCATTCCAAGCCTTCGCAAAGACACCACAAAAGTTCACCGAAACAGGCGAACGGAGGGTGCTGACCGGCCCTCTCATGCTTGCAGACACACCCATCTTCAGGAAGGACGAAACCTATGGCGAGTACTACGTCGTCTTTGACAAAGCCACCATCCGCAAGATAGTCCAAAAGTATTTCAAGCAAGGCAACCAGCATAACGTGAACGCCTACCACAATGCCGAACTGGATGGTGTGTTCATGTTCGAGTCATTTATAACCGATGCCGAGCGTGGTATCATGCCACCCAAGGGCTACGAGGACACACCCGACGGCTCTTGGTTCGGGTCCTTCAAAGTAGAGAACGACGAGGTGTGGGACAACCGCAACCTGTTCCGGGGTTTCTCCGTTGAGGGCCTGTTTGGAATGGACAAGACCGAATCCGAACTGGAGGTCGCACTCGCTGGCTTGGCCGATGAACTTACCGCTTTTTTGCAACAATTAACCCCCACCTACAAATCCCACTAACTATGAACCTGAAAAACGCAATCGAATCCCTGCGAAGTGAACTTCGTAAATTCAGCACTCAAAAGCAGTCCTTCGCTGACTACAAGTTGACCGATGGAACCGTTGTCCGTGTGGATGGCGACCTCGTTGCCGGAACTGCCGTTTACGTTGTTGCCGAAGAAGGCACTCTCCCTGCCCCCGATGGCGAACACATCGTTGAAGGCGTTGGCACAATCAAGACCGAAGGAGGCAAAATTGTCGAGGTCATCGCTGCCGAAGTCGCAACCCCGGTCATCGAGCCGTTGCCCGTTGCTGCTGAAATCACCCCCGAAGTGGCCGTTGAGGTAACCGAGGAAATCAAAGAAGCCTATCCTGCCATGACCCCCGAGGTTGTAGAGGCCATCGTCGCCAAGCACCTCGGAGCCATCATGGAAGAACTCAAGGCTGCCTATGCTGAAATGGGCAAGATGAAAGAGAAAATGTCCGCATTCGCATCGCAGGTTGAAACCATGGCCGACATCGTCGAGAAGGTTTCCGAACTCCCAGCCGAAGCCCCCAAGGCAAGCGGTTCCGCAATCGTTGAGCAGCGTAAGGCCCAAGCCTCGCAGAACTTCAACGCACTCGCACAAGCACTTCAATCACTCAAATCCAAAAAATAAACCCCTAAACCCCCACTAACCATGGCATACAATTTTGGCAATCTAAACGCCTACACCGACCAAGAGAGGCTTCCTCTCATCACCAAGGCCGTGTTCTCGGCCCGTTCAGCAGCCCTGTTCACCAAGCAGGTGGGCATCAAGTTCGCTGCTGCCCTCAACCTCATGGACACCGATGCAGTTCTGCAAGGCGGTGATGCTTGCGGTTACACAAGTTCAGGAACTACCACATTCAGTCAGCGGAATATCACCGTTGGCCGTATGAAGGTTCAAGAAACCCTTTGCCCTCGTTCTTTGGAGCAGTACTGGATGCAGACGCAGTTGACTGCTGGTTCTACCTACGATGGCGTTCCTTTCGAGCAAGCATTCTCCGAGCAGAAGGCTCTCCGTATCGCAGAGGCTTTGGAGAACGCAATCTGGAAGGGCAACACTTATTTCAGCGGTGTCAACCAGTTGTTGAACGCTGCATCGGGTTCTACCATCAGCGGTAACACAGGAGCGGTTTCTGCGTCCGTTGGTATCACCACAGGCAACGCAATCGCCATCTTCGACGGCATCTACAACCAAATTCCACAGGCCATCTTGACTAAGACTGACCTCGTAATCTTCTGTGGTTGGGACAACTTCCGTACGTTGCTTGGTGCGTTCAAATCAACCGCTAACGTCCTGTATAACCAAGTTGACTTGGCTGGCCTTGCTGACGGGGACATCATGTATCCCGGCACAAACGTCCGTGTCATCGCAGTCCCCGGCTTGACTGGCACGAACCGCATCGTTTCTTCGTACCTCGGTAACTTCTTCTACGGAACCGACCTTTTGAGCGACGAAGAGCAATTCTCAATCTGGTTCAGCAAAGACAACGATGAAGTCCGCTTCCAAGCAGCCTTCAAAGCAGGTGTCCAAATCGCTTACCCCGACTTGGTTGTTGACTTCCGCTTGACCTAATGTGTAGGGGGGAGGGAAACCTCCCCCTGCTTTTTTGTTCTCTTGAAACTTAAAACCCAAATACACATATGTCCTGCTCCTTAACAACTGGCTACGCCCTTGGATGCCGAGATTCAGTCGGTGGCATCAAAACAATTTACGTCCAAGGCTGGAATGCTACGGGAACCGTTAACACCAATGGATCCGGTACTGTTACAGGCTTCACGGGTTTCTCTTCGGGTTTCTACGAGTACGACTTGACCAAGGCTACGTCATCCTTGACCGAAACCTTAAACGCAAGCATCGAGAACGGCTCGATTTACTACACCCCTGAGGTTACCTTTAGCATCAACAAACTGCAAGTCGCAGTACGCAACGAACTCCGTCTGCTTGCTCGCAACCGCTTGCTGGTCATCGTCCAAGACAACAACAACCGATACTGGGTGTTGGGTGCTGCGAACGGCCTTGAGGCAACTGCTGGAACTGCTGGCAGTGGTACTGCATTCGGAGATAGAAGTGGCTACGAAATGACGCTGACAGGGATGGAACCCGACCCAATGCTTTTGATTGTGTCAACAACTTTTACACCGTTGGCCACACAAATCGCAGGTTCGTAGTATCTTCGCATCAGGTTTTCATCACTGAGGTTTGAGA